CGACCTGGCTACTGTTACCGGCGGCAATGGCACACAACCAGCGCATGGGGCCGCACATGAAGAAGTGCCTGAAAATCGTTAGCATTGGACGGGTCCAGTGGTTTGAAGGGACACCCGGAACATTGGATTACGCCTGGTATTTATTTGATGCCAACCACAATGGCCCGACCGAATTCTACGGCAGGGGACAAGATTACATAACAAAGAACGACCAGGCGTAGTGGACTGCCTGAAAATGTCCACACAAAGAGAGAAAAGGAACCAATAAAATGGGACTAGGACTACCATCCGGTGGAACCGGAGACTTCGTACTGTACATTAAATACAATGCCAAAGCAGGGCGGTGGTATTCAAAATACGATGGTGAAGGCGACCGTGAAGTCAACGACATGACTGCCGTGTTCGACTTTGCTAACATCAAAACGGGGTTGCTGAAGTTCGCAGCCGGTCAGGCGCCAGAGCATAGCTTCGATTCCGCTGCCGGTGCAAACGATGCCACCCAACCCGACGAAGGGTTCAAGCGCGGGTTTCTCGTTCACATCTTCAGTGACAAGAACATCGGGGGACTAAGAGAATTCTCTTCTAACGCCGGTGTTTGTAACGATGCAATGAATGCTTTATATGACGCATGGGAAGCTGGTGCGGAAGCGAACAACTTTAAGTTACCGGTCGTTAAATGCACATCGGTCACGCCTATCGAAGGCAAGCACGGCACCAACTACCAGCCGGTGCTTGAAATCATCGATTGGACGCCGCGACCAGAAGCTATGGACATTGGCCTGGACGCTGCACCAGAACCACAGGTTGCTCCAGCGGCTCCAGCGGTGCCACCGCCGGCACCACAGGCATCTGGAGATGCCTTCTAGCTACTAACTGGGGGTCAGGCCCAACACCTGGCCCCCCTTTCTTTCTATGCGGGGATACATAATGACACAGGACAATAAATTGCCTACTCAAGAAAAGGACGGCACAGTCAAGCATTTGACCCGCCTCTTTTCAAGGTGTGCGGACGAATGCCCAGACGCCACATTCCAACTTGATCGATCAGAGGTTGATGGGCCCGGTTGGATATCAAGACAGTTTACAACGTCACCTGAAGGTTTAGCTAACGGCGCGCAGTGGGCCATGGATTGGAACAGCGCAGGGTGGAATATTTACGTTGGTGAGAACCCTCGCAAGGCTGGCCTTGACCCTAACAAAAGCGCAACAGACAATGACGTTATGTGTTCGTTCTTCAGCTTCGCCGACCTGGACACTCAAGCGTCCATCGACATTGCGACAGAAGGCATGCCAATAAAGAACACCGCCACAACAAACACTGGCACGATCCCATCGCGCAGGGTTCACCTACATTGGGAGCATGAAAACCCCATTTATAACCTAGAAGCCTGGAAGCAGACACAGATTGGCCTAGCCAATTATTTCAAGGGTGATAAGGTTATAGACCCCCGCCGCATACTAAGGCTGGCAGGGTGTATCAGCTACCCAACAAAGAAGAAGGTGGCAAAGGGTTATGTTGCTGAACTAGTGACATTCCACACAGAATTTGATGGTGAAGAGCGCGACTTAGTTGACACCGTCCACATGCACAACGAATACGCTGGCTCCCCTGCAGCCAGTGTGACGCCAGGGCGAGAAGGTTCTACGGGTGGGTTGGGTCTGCCTACTTCAAGTCCTGGCGTTGAACTACAGAAGACCCTGGAAGCCATCCAGGAAGGCACTTGGCACAATGCTGTGCGTGACCAGGTAGCGTCCTGGGTGGCCCTGGGCTGGCCGGCAGACGCCATTCGCCTGTCATGTTTTGCCTTCACGCAGCCTGGTTACACTAATGAGGACACCGGCCGCGAAGTCGATGCTATGCTGCGCGGTGCAGTTAAGAAGGGTTATGCCCCGGTGGAAACAGTAGAGAACCCACAGAACAAGGCAGCATGGGATTCGATGGTCGCCAAGCAAGACGGGCCCCCCGTTGTTATTGATCACGATACCGGCGAGGTTGTCGAAGATGATTACGATCCCAACCGCAACTCATTGGCTGCTTGGTTAAAGATGAAGCTGCCACCCAGGGACTATACCTTGGGTAAGATCATGTGTACGACATCAAGGTGGCTGCTTTACGGGCAGACAGGTCTAGGCAAGACGCTGTTTGTATTTAATATGACCGCCGCCGTTGCAGCCGGGAAACCCTTCCTGGGCTGGGCCGGTGGCAAACAACGCCGGGTTTTATACCTTGATGGTGAGATGCCGAAAGAAACATTTAAGGAAAGAATGGAGCAAATAGCAGAAATATACGAGCCAAACATTCCGTTCTTCGGCCTAAACCGTGACCAACTAGGCGACGAAGGAATGCCGCCATTAAATACAGATGTAGGCGAAGCCTGGCTAATCAAGCAGATCGACAGATACAAGCCCGACCTAATCGTCTTCGATTCCATCATGTGCCTACTTCAAGGTAACATGAAAGAAGAGGAACCATGGGAACCCGTCAAGGCAATGATCAGGCGCATCACATCACTGAGAATAGCACAGATATGGATGGATCACGCCGGTCACAACTCAACTAAAGCATACGGCACATCAACCAAGATGTGGGAGATGGATACCGTCATCAGGCTAGAGCGAAGAGAGAACAACGATCCAGGGTTCAAGATAGAATTTGAGAAGGCACGATTAAGAACAGATAATAATATGGTCGAGTTCATACCGCAAAACGTAGCTCTTATAGAAAACCAATGGCACCATGAAGATGTCGTTGAAGGCAACGGCAGCAAGAAGGCAGACTTAAAGGTTAACATTGTTGACGCCATCAATAATCTCGCAGACACAAAGAGGCTGGGTTTGGATGGTAAAGCAGTGGTCGCAACAACAATGGACCAGGTTAGAGATCAGCTAAAGGTGCGCGGCTACCTCGATGTAAATGACAAAGGCAACCTTACACAGGCTGTAATGACACGTTTTAGCAGGGCAAAGGACGATCTCTTAGCCCAAGGCAAGATAGCAATACACAGTAAGGCGGTATGGGTTATCCCAAAAGGGTTAGGCTTATGAAAACAAACAGTAAATCAAACCGCCTTACATCTCACCTTACATACCTTACATCATACCTTACATATGTAAGATGCTTACTCATTCCCACCTTACACCTTACATCTAATTACAGATGTAAGGGTGTAAGGTAAGGTAAGGAGCCGTGATGACAGGGTATAAGAAACCAGATCGGATAACCAATCCTCAAGCAGTAGGATCGGAGATCGATGAAGCAATATACAGGGCGCTGCGGCCCCTCGATGAGTTAAGCCACAGCATGGAGATGAAGTGGGGTGTTGATCGGTTGGAAAGTCTGGTGCCATCAAAACTAGCAATGCAGTTTGGTATTGGTAAGGCACAACTCGACCAGGCCATAGACGAACGCAACCCGCAACTAGTAGCGCAAAAGGCCGCGGCAATGATTAGAGGATGGCAAGCACTCGATAAAGCCGCGGCACATCACATGACCATCGACCAAGTGGCAACCGCCTGGTACTGGCGGCATCCAGAGACTGACGAACCATTCGCAATCACTAAGGATAATGCATCGGCACAAGCAATCACTCGTATCGATAAGGTCTCAACAATTTACACACTGGATGAGGTGTGCCGGATACTCCACAGCCAAACCCTGGTCAATGTAGTCAAGGACCAGTTTCCCGGAAGCGTGATCACTAAAATCAGGCAACCATTACCAGATGTTGATGAGGTTCCATTTTGATGGCAAAGAAAAAAAAGAAAATTACAATCGCAGACCAAGGGCCAATTGAACGGCAGCAACATGGTGAATACGTTGAATTTGAAACTAACGTAGCCGGAATTAAGGCCTTGAGAAATGTCACTGTTGACCCGATTACAACGTACCATCGTCGGAAAACAATCACACAATCTCAATGGCAAGCTGCGGACCATTTTGCACACCATTATCGACAAGCTGCTCTTACTGTAGCCTATAGCCATGTTAGATTTGGTCACACTCCAGGGGGTGTTAGTGATGAGTTTTTAGAAAAGGTTAACGACACCAAAAAAAAGGTTCGAGCCGCACTCTTTTTTGTAGGTAATCCGTTGGCATCTGTTGTTGAACATGTTGCTGGGAATGATTATCCAGCTGGCACATGGTCAGGGGTTAAGGGTAGTAAACGTCCGCACCAGGATGGCATGGTGGCTTTGCGGTTGGCCTTGGATGGCTTGGTTCAATATTATAAAATAAAATAAACCTTGCGTTGATGTGATTTCGTTAATAGCTTGGTTGTTATGTTGAGCCAATTGGCTTTAACTTCTCCCTACAAACTAGATTCCAAGCACATGCTTGGGGTCTTTTTTTATTTAGGTGAACCATGGGACGACCAACAAAACGCAACCCGGCACTTATTGAAGCTATTCTTATTGGTTTAGAAGAAGGCCGTTACGAAAATGGGTTGTGTGAGGAACTTGGCGTTGACCCGTCAGCCGTTCGTTCTTGGAAACGTGGTGACGGTGAACTGCGTGAACAGGTCAGAGAAGCACGGTGTGACGGCATCCTGGCCCGTCTGGAGTTAGACAAGCTGAGGTTAGAAACTGCCGTGGGTCGCGACGAAATACTTAGAGCTAAGGAATGCCTGGCGCATAGCCGATGGGAAGCAGAGAAGCTGCTCAAAGACTTCCAGCCTGTCCAAAAGCAAGAGGTGGCCCACGTTGGGCCTTATGTCATTGGTTGGGACGTTGAACCGCAAGGTGAAGAGGCTGCACGTATCGTAAGTGATGAGTACCTTGACTCTATTACAAGCGAGGATGTGTCGAATTGAAGGTTGGCCTTCACGTATCTCCCGCCTCGCACATGCGAGTTAGGTAATATATGTGTAATCATAACGTGAACAAGCATAGATAACGTAGCAATATCAATGAGTTAACGTGCATTGCATGCTCCAATTTTCCATAATACATATTATGCGACTTTGCCCCTAACAATGGCAGAACTCTGCGGTTTTTGATGTATAAATGAAACTATTTTTTTTATTTTCTGGCTGAGAACAAGGGGGGGTACCCCAGACTTTTCGCCAGATTTGCCTTATCGATGGGTCCACCACTCAAACCCGACACCTACTTTAAAAACAAAGGTGTACACCATTACAAGATTACAAGAAAAAATACGCAGATCAATTTTAGGTTAGGAGATTATTATGGCTTTATCATTAAAGAAGAAAGTGGCTCCAAAGAAACGTGCAAAGAAGGTTGATGGCACTTTTAAGGCTGACGATCCTTTGACGCCTGACGTTAACGAGGCTTATGTAGACACTGACCAGGCCCATCGTGAGATGCAAAGGGCTACGCGGTCGAGGACAGGTTCCAGGAGTCGTAGGCTTGGTGGCAAACTTATTGATTAATGAGGGAGTTGGTAGCTAACGTATTAACGGCTAAAGAGGCTGAAACGCTTGCTGGCGTTCTTGATTACATCGATTTTACTGATGTGCGTATTGCTGGGGTGCTTGATATTGTTAGAGGGTTGGTTCCTATAGAGTTGTGCGAGAGTTCTTATGCAAGAGTTGAGCAACGCACTGAGGGCCACCCATGGCACCAGGACACAGGAACTAAGGGCCATATGGGATGGTGTAAGTACAGTGCTTCTGTTTTGCTTGTGCCGCCTAATCGATTCACTGGCGGCGGTTTTTATTTTAGGGATCAGCCTAACAATCCTGTTTTTCATTTTTGTGATTTACTGGTTTATAGCAGTGGTCCTAACAACGTCCACAGCGTTTCCAGGAACAGTGGCGAGAGGGTTTCGTTGATTATGTTCTTTGGGGGATCGAAGGATGGGTAAACAAAACAAGATTGTCATACCTTACACGCCGCGGCCATTGCAGAAAGTGTTTCATGAGAAGGCGAAGCGTTTTAGTGTTGCGGTGTGTCACCGCCGGTTTGGTAAAACTGTGATGGCAATTAATTGGTTGCTTAGAGAGGTTTTAACGTCACCCCATCCCCGCGCCCAGGGCGCTTACATTGCTCCAACTTACGGCGCTGCGAAGAGAATTGCCTGGGTGATGTTGCGAGATTACGCAGGTGTGTTGCCTGGTGTTAAGTTTAACGAGGCTGAACTGCGGTGCGACTTTGCTGACGGTCAGCGGATCTGGTTGTTAGGATCGGAGAATCCAGACGCATTACGTGGCATGAGGCTCGATGCAGCGTGTTTAGATGAATATGCTGACATGAATTCGCGGTTGTTTCCAGAGATCGTCAGGCCAGCCCTTTCTGATTTCGGAACAGGTAAATGTTTGTGGATTGGGACTCCCAGAGGCGAGAACCAGTTTAAAGAAATTTACGACACCGCCAAGAGAGAGATGGAAGATGGAAACGACGAATGGTTTGCGATGTTGTTTCCGGCTTCAAGGACTGATGTTTTAGCACAAAAAGAGTTGGACGCTGCTAGGGCGACCATGGATGAAAGCCAATACCTACAGGAATTTGAGGTATCGTGGGCAGCGGCGTTAATTGGTTCATATTATGCAAAGCAGTTGGACTCAATCGACCTGGCTGGTCAAATTGATCGAGTTCCTTGGGAGCCAAACCTTCCGGTAACAACAGCTTGGGATTTAGGAATTGCCGATTCTACCGCAATTTTCATGGTACAACAGGCAAAAAACGAACAATATCTTAGGGTTATTGACTATTACGAGGACACTGGTGAGGGCTTACACCACTACATAAAGGAATTGCAAAGCCGGCCATATACTTATGACAAGCATCTTTTCCCCCATGACGTTATGGTGCGAGAACTTGGTAGCGGTCATAGTCGCTATGAAACATTACAAAGCCTGGGGGTGCGACCGACTGTTGTACCTAAACTATCCGTTCAGGACGGAATTGAAGCAGTGCGCGGATTGATCCCCAGGTGTTACTTTGACCGCGGCAATGTTGCAGAAGGTTTAAAACACCTACGCCATTACCATCGTCAATTCAATGATCGCACTGGCGATTGGAAAGATAAACCAAACCACGATAAATCAAGTCATGCGTGTGATGCCTTCCGATATTTAGCGGTAGGTTTGCGTGATGGTAGCTCTGATGAATTGGCGCACGCTGCTAGGACAGGTCGAATGTCAAACGGTCTTCCTGTTATGACGCCTATGGATACGGATTTTGGTTGATGTTGTCCCAGCCAGATACGGTGACGTTGTTTATATTGCGCGTAATATGCGTGAATTGGACGCTGAAGAAATTTTGCCCCTGACATGGTCAGGGAAACCAGAAGATTTAGCGATGGGTATTTGTGCATCTGGCGGGATCGCCAGCGTTGCGCTTTCTTTGGGACGGCCTGTAGCCACTTGGGGAGCGACGATGATACGGCCCCAATTTTGGACAGTATGGATGTTTTCGACAGATCGATGGCCGGATGTGGCCCTGACAGTTACTAGGAATATTCGTCGAGTAATGATGCCGTTGTTAATTGATTCTGGTGCGGTTAGAGCGGATTGTTGGTCGATGGATGGGCATGACACTGCTCACCGTTGGTTAGAGGTTCTAGGTGCGTTACGTGAATGTTCGGTAGAGGACTACGGCGCCACTAGAAAAACTTTTCACTGTTATTCATGGACGCGCTCCAGGTTGGAGCGTGATGGAGATTTTAATCATGTGCGTAGGTCCACTAGCACCATCAATGCCAAAGATGCCCACACCGCCTCCTCCTCCTCCGGCACCGGAACCGGCCCCTACCAGGGACGACCCGGCAATCAACGCGGAAGCAACGGCAAAGAGGAAACGGATATTGGCATCGAAGGGTCGGAGTTCGACCATCTTGTCAGGAGCTTTGGGTGATGAATCCAGTGCTAATGTTGGCAAGACGTTGTTAGGTTCATAGAATGTGCGGTTCGGCACCATCACCCGCGCCGGCCCCTGCACCGGCCCCTGCACCGGCCCCGGCGCCTATTGCGTCACCTGAAGACAACACAATTGTTTCTGGTAGCAGTGCTAGAAAACGATCCCGTGCAATAGCTGCAGGGCGCGGTGGCAATCTTACTGGTCGTCGCGGTGTTTTAGGTGAAGCTAATATTGGCAAGACTTTGTTGGGAAGCTAATGTGTAATCCAGAAATTATGAACACTATGCAGAAGCAATCTTCGGGGGTTAAGGCTGCTCCTGGTTCTCTTGGCTATCGTTTAGATCAGGGTCAACGGGTTGCGGCGTCTACTGCTTCTGGTGGCACTAATGGTTCAACAATTTTAAGCGGCACCCCGCGAAACAGCGGCGTTGATGCACAGCGCAAAACGACAATGTTAGGCGTTTAATATGGACAACAACGAAATTTTCAAACGGTTCGAACTTTTGCGTAATGGGCGCGGAGTGTGGGAGTCTCATTGGGAAGAAATTGCAGAACGAGTTTTGCCCCGGTCGGCAGAGTTTGTTGGTGAGCGTGAACAAGGCGACAAAAGAACAGAAAAATTATATGACGCTACAGCGGCTTTGGCCCTGGAAAGATTTGCAGCGGCTGTTGAGTCTTTATTGACACCCCGCGGTGCGCGTTGGCATACATTACGTTCAACTAATGAAGCCTTAAATAGAGATGACGAAGTCCGGGCCTGGTTCGACCAGGTTGAAAACTCAATGTTTTCACATCGGTACTCGCCTAAAGCTAATTTTGCTGGACAAATTCACGAAGGTTATATGTCTCTTGGCGCTTTTGGGACAGGGGCTACGTTTGTCGATGAGGGACCAGTGCGCGGTTGTATCTATCGCGCATGCCATTTAGCAGATGTTTTCATTGCAGAGAATGAGCATGGCATGGTCGATACAGTATTTCGGCACTTTGAAGTGTCTGCGCGTCAGGCTTTGCGAATGTTTGAAGACGGGGACTTGTCTGACGATTTACGTAAGGCTGCAATGGAAACGCCGGACGCCAAGGTAAAGTTACTGCACGTTGTTATGCCTAGGTATGACCGTGACCCTACTAAAAGAGATCGCAAAAACGCACCGTGGTTTGGTGGATATTTCGAAGTTAAAACAAAACAGATGATTGAGGAAGGTGGGTTTGACACCATGCCTTACATTGTCTCTCGTTACGTCACAGGGCCGCGTGAGACTTATGGCCGGTCACCAGCTATGACCATTTTGCCAGACATCAAAATGATAAACGAAATGTCTAAAACAGTTATTCGGGCGGGGCAAAAAGTAGTTGATCCACCACTTCTTGTTGCAGACGAAGGCGTTATGTTTCCAATAAATTCTAATCCTGGAGCCGTTACCTTTGCAAGAATGGACGGTCGTAACATACCGCCAATTCAACCTTTGCAAACGGGCGCAAGAGTAGATATTGGTTTTGAAATGATGGAGCAACGGCGCAAAGTTATTAATGATGCCTTCCTGGTAACTTTATTCCAGATCTTAGTTGAAACCCCAACAATGACGGCGACAGAAGTATTGCAACGCGCACAAGAAAAAGGTGCTTTGTTAGCTCCGACCATTGGTCGTCAGCAAACAGAGATGCTGGGGCCGCTTATTGAGCGGGAGTTTGATGTACTCGAATCACAAGGACTTATCCCCCCCTTGCCCCCAGCGTTAATTGAGGCCGGCGGCGAGTATGATATTGAGTATGTCTCACCGTTGAGCCGTGCCATGAAGGCAGAAGAAGGCGTTGGCATCCTACGCACCCTAGAAATGGTGCAACCAATTGCCGCCGTTGATCCAGGTGTTATGGATAATTTTGATACCGATGAAATCACTAGAATTTTAGCTGACACTAACGGCGCTCCACAAAAAATACTCCGCAACAAAGCTGACATTGATGCCAAACGTCAACAGAAGGGGCAACAAGAGGCCGCACAACAAATGATTCAAGGTGCGCCACAAGCGGCAGACGCTGCTCTTAAAGTTGCTCAGATCGCAGATATGGGGCAGCTAGGTCCATCACAGTCTTAACTCATTGGGGGATCAATGGTAAAATCTACACAGAACAAGGTTCAAGCAGAAATAATGCAAGCGTATCGTGAGATTTTTCTCCATACGCCACAGGGCCAGGTAATCTTTAAGGACATGCTGAAGTCGTCTGGCCTATTTAATATTAGCGGTCATCAGACAGATTCTGCATTACAGCATATGGAAGGTGGCCGCGATATGGTGCGAAGGATCATAACGATCTTAGCATTGGACGAAGATCAAATCACACGCATAGCAATAGGAGACACGATAAATGTCGAATGAAGCAGAAGAGTCCGTTCTTGTAGCGGGTAACTCAGAAGCTGGGGAAGCTACCTGGAATTCTGGGCTAACTGATTATGATGAACTGGTAACGGCCAAGGGTTGGTCTGGACCTGGTGACGTTTTAGAAAGTTATGTTAACCTAGAAAAAGCAGTTGGCGCTGATAAAGTCGTCTTGCCATTAGCTGACACCGACTTAGCTGAGTGGGAAGGCTGGTCGAAATTAGGCACTCCTGACAGTGCCGATGGCTACGAACTAAGCGCACCAGAAGGCATGGAACAATACGACCAAGGTCTGTCAGATTGGTTTCGCGAAGCCGCTCATTCAGCGAAGATGCCGGCTTCTATGGCCCAGGCTATGCACGACCAATTTGTTGAACGCATGGGCAGTTCTTACACTGAGCAAGCAAGTAACCAACAAGCCCAGCAAGAAACCTGGGAAGGCGAGTTAAAACAGGAATACGGCACAGCATTCGATGAACGGGTTGCCGCGGCCAGGGGCGCTATTAGAGAATTTGGAACACCAGAACTTCAAGCGGCCCTTACAGCAAGCGGAATGGGTTCTAACCCAGAATTCGTCAAAGCATTTGCCAAGATAGGTATGGCCCTAGGCAAAGGGCCCCAATTTAAAGACGCGGAAGGGTCTGGTCAATTTGGTACTACACCAGAAATGGCACAAGAACAGATCGCGCAAATCCGCGCCAATCCGGCACTCTACGATGAGAGTCATGCAGAATATAAACTTCTCAATGAAAAATTGACGAAGTTAAACCAATTGGCTTACGGGGAAGAACCCGTTCGTTAATATCTAGATGGGCAACCCGTAAGGGTCCATCAAAACGCCTACAGGGTCCGTTTTACGGGCAACCCTTTTAACCTACTTTTATTTTAACCAACGCAAAAGGAGAATTGACTATGTCAGTTCAAATTACTACCGCGTTCGTTGAGCAGTATAAAGGTAATGTCGAACACCTCGTTCAACAGAAGGGTTCCCGCCTTCGTGATTGTGTCTCAGTTGAGTCAGTCACGGGCAAGAATGCCTTCTTTGAGCAGATCGGCTCTACCGCGGCTCAAGTTCGCACAAGTCGTCATAGCGATACGCCCAGAATGGACACACCCCATTCTCGTCGTCGCGTTTCATTAGCAGATTATGATTGGTCTGACCTTATTGACAATGAAGACAGAGTCAGAATGTTGATCGATCCTACAGGGCCGTATGCGAAAGCCGCGGCGATGGCTATGGGCCGGGCAATGGATGATGTTATCATTGCAGCCGCCGATGGCACTGCTTTCACTGGCGTATCTGGTGGAACTTCAACAACGTATGATGCTGATATGACGGTCGATGTCCAGGTTGGTATCTCACCAGCTGCAGACACTGGCTTGAATGTTGGCAAACTTCGCGCTGCTAAACAGTTGCTTGATGCTAACGAAGCTGAAGATGGTGACCGCGTTATGGTTATCAACGCAAAGCAACTTCAAAATCTGCTTGCAGAGACTGAAGTTACATCAAGCGATTTTGCCGCTATTAAAGCTTTGGTTCATGGAGAAGTGGACACTTTCCTAGGCTTTGATTTTAAACGTACAGAAAGAATTGGCATTGATTCTAACAGTGACCATAAAGTTCTGTATTGGCAAATGGCTGGAATGAAGCTTGCTATAGGCAGTGAGCCACAAGTCAAGATCAGTGAGCGTGACGATAAAAATTACGCAACTCAGGTCTTCACATCAATGTCACTTGGTGCTACCCGGATGCAAGAAAATCTTGTTGGGTACATCGAATGTGACCCAACCTAAAAGGAGGACTTTGATATGGCTGTTACTTCCCAAAAGTCCGTCGAATACACTAACGCTACTGCTACTCCCCCGGTGAATAACAACACCACAGAGCAGCATGGCAGTATTCGCTTGGCCTTTTTTACTCACGCTCAAGTTGGAACGGGAGACACTGGTTCCAATATTGCTCTCTGCGAACTTCCGGCTGGTCGAGTTCGTGTTTTGTCTTCTCTTTCTAGAGCTTATGTGAATTGGACAACTAGTTCAGCCACATTGGATTTAGGCTGGGATGCTTATACAGACCTAAATGGAAATGCTGTAGCGGCTGATCCAGACGGGTTAGTAGACGGACTTGCTGTTGACACAGTAGGTTTCTTTACGTTTGAAGGTGCCATTGCGGCTAACCTTTTGACGGGTGGAACTTTCGTGTTTGAAAGCAAAGAAGGTGTTGTTATCCGCGCTACTGCGACTGACAATGCTCAAGTAGCCGGCGACGATCTCGTTGGTTATATTGCTTACGTTGCATGATTGATTGGGAAGGGGCAGCAATGTCCCTTCCCATCTTTCTTTAGGAGATAATTGATGGCAACAACTTTTGTCGAGATAGCAAACCGGGCCATCACATATCTTGGTGGCGACCCTATAACGTCACTATCAGACGACACAAAAGAGGGCCGTTCGTGCAATAGATTGTTTGAACAAACCAGAGATCAATTGCTGAGAGATCATCCATGGAACTTTGCTATTAAACGTGCCAGCTTGGCAGCTAACGCAATAGCGCCAGAATATGAATACACTAACGCGTTTGATTTTCCTGATGGAACTTTAAGAATTATTGAAGTTAACACAACAGAAGATTGGGCTGTTGAAGGGCGGCAAATTGTTAGTGATGCCTCTGCTCCTTTGCAAATTGTTTACATTGAAAGAGTGACAGACCCTAATTTGTTTGACGCAAAGTTCATTGAGGCATTTTCGTTACGTCTTGCCGCTGATATTGCCTACGATATCACAGCATCTCAAACAGTTGCCGCAACTGCAGAACAGAAATATTCGGCACTATTACAAGAGGCTCGATTAGTAGACGCTCAAGAAAGCTTGTCTGCTAGTGAACAATCCTGGCTGACGGCAAGAAGCTAATGAGTCGTGTAACAACTATACAGACTAATTTTACTGCCGGGGAACTGTCAGAGGAACTGTTTGGGCGCGTCGATATTTCAAAATATTCAAATGGTGCGGAGACTATTGAAAATTTCATTGTGCATCCGCACGGTGGAATTTCAAGGCGCCCAGGAACTCGATTTGTTAAAGAAATAAAAAGCAGCGCAGCGAAGACACGTTTAATTCCGTTTGAATTCTCAACAACTCAAGCATATGTCCTTGAGTTTGGGAATTTATACATTCGTTTTTATAAAGACCAAGGCGCAATTTTAGAGGCTAATAAAACTATTAGCGCAGCGACTAAAGCTAATCCTTGCGTTGTTACAGCGACTTCGCATGGTTACAGTAATGGTGATGAAATATATATAGCGTCTGTCGCTGGAATGACTGAACTCAATGGTAAATATTACAAAATCAAGAATAAGGCTACCAACACATTTGAATTAACAAATGTTGACGATGTAAACATAAACAGTTCTTCTTTTACAACGTACACTTCAGGTGGAACGGCTGCTAGGGTCTTTACATTAACCACTACTTTTTTAACAGCTGATATATTTAATATTCAATTTGCTCAATCTGCAGACGTTTTGTACTTGGCCCATGAATCTTACGCACCAAAAAAAATATCACGCACAGCCCATACTTCTTGGACTATTGAAGATATTGATTTTACTGATGGCCCTTACCAAACAGAAAATATTACAACAACTACATTAACTCCCAACGCTACTTCTGGCAGTGCCAAAACTATAACTGCAAGTTCAATAACAGGAATTAATAACGGCAGTGGGTTTCAGACAACAGATGTAGGAAGATTAATATCAATTGGACATCAAGCAGCCGCGTGGGCGGCAAGCACTGCATACGCAGTGGGCGATGTAAAAAGAAATTCAGGCAATGTCTATGAATGTTTAAAGGCTGGCGATAGTGCTAGTTCTGGTGGCCCTTCAGGTGAGGGCGATGAAATTGTTGATGACGAATGTACTTGGAAATTTTTACGTGATGGTGGCATTCAATGGGGCTACGCAACTGTCACTGCAAGAAACAGTACGACTGTTGTTGTGGTTACAGTTAACGCTACTTTTGGCGGGACAACAGCTGAAACAAAATGGCGACTAGGAGCGTGGTCGGCAACAACTGGTTACCCTGCAGCTGTAGCGTTTTATGAACAACGATTGTTTTATGCAGGGACTTCGGAACAACCACAAACTTTATTCGGTTCTAAGTCGGGTGATTATGAAAATCATACGCCAGGAACACTTGACAACGACCCTGTAATCTACACCCTGGCTACCGACCAAGTAAACGCTATACGATGGTTGTCACCTGGTAAGGTAATGGCGGTTGGCACGGTTGGCGGTGAGTTTATTATTTCAGGTTCGACAACGGCTGACCCTCTTACTCCAACAAACGTCAGAGTGGTTAGAGAAGGAACCCGCGGATCGGCAGAACACAAACCCATTAGAATTGACAATGTTGTTATATTCATCCAACGCCAACAGCGTAAACTCAGAGAATTTACATACGCATTTGAACAAGACAGTTACCAATCCCCTGATTTGACGATCTTGTCTCCGCAAGTCGCCAAGGGTGGATTAACAGAGGTAGCTTTTCAACAAGAACCAAATGCTACCATCTGGGGTGTGAAGGCCGATGGGCAACTTGTCGGCCTTACATATTTGCGGGATCAACAAGTCGTTGCATGGCATCGTCATAAAATTGGTGGAGTCTTTTCAAGTACAGCCTGGGGCATTGTAGAAAGTATTGCTGTAGTTCCTGGGTCGGGTAAAGACGAATTATGGATGATTGTAAAACGCACGATTAATGAGGTAACAAGGAGATACGTTGAACTTTTAGAAAGCACGTTTGACACTGAAGAAAGTTCAACAAAAACTAATGCCTTCTTTGTTGATAGCGGGTTAACCTACGGGGGGTCTGCCACAGGCACCGTGTCGGGCCTTGATCACTTAGAGGGTGCCAGCGTTCAGATCCTTGGAGATGGCAATGTGTACGCTAACCAAACAGTTTCAGCTGGCGGCATATCTGGATTGTCTCCAACTATTGAAGCTGCACAAATTGGTCTTGGTTCAACAGCTTTAATAAAGACTTTACGGCCTGAAGCTGGGGCAGATGACGGTGCAGCCCAGGGTAAAAGCAAGAGGGTCTTTAATCTAGTAGTTCGTTTTATGCAAACTCTAGGAGCAAAAGTTAGCTCTAATGGTGTTGATTACGATACAGTTCAATTTCGTTCTGGGTCTGACCCAATGGATTCGTCACCGCCGTTGTTTTCTGGTGATAAAGAAATTAAATTTAGAGGTGGGTGGAGCAAAGAAGGTCAGTTGTATATTAAACAAGATCAACCTTTGCCTATCCACATCACTGCAATTATCACCAGGCTGGTGACAAACGATGGGTGATAAATAATGTGTGAACCTGTTATGCTTGGTACTGCGGCGGTATCAGCCACATCAACATCTGCGGCTGTGGCGGCAACGTCTGGCTTATTTGGGGCTGGAGGCGCGTTTACTTTTGGATCGACATTAAGCACGTTAGGTACGCTTGGCAGTGTTGTTGGCGCTTTGTACACTTCTGGCACTCAACAAGCCAACATGACCTACCAAGGCCAGATGGCAGAATATCAAGCTAAAATTGATGAAAACAATGCCATTATGTCAGAAAGGTCGGCAGAGTACGAGGCTGACATTATCGACGAAAGACGCGCTAGGTTTATGGCTAAGAAAGATGCAAACATGGGTAAGAGCGGCACGGTAATCGCTGATGGGTCTAATTTAGCAACTACTATTAATTCATACGAAGAATTTACTTCTGAACGTCTTGCTAGGTTACACCAAGGCGATATTCAAGCATCGGCACATCGTGCGGGGGCCAAGGGGCAAACATTTGCCGCTCAAAATGCTAGAGACAATGCATCACGGGCAAAACTTGCTGGGTACATTAACGCCACTACTGAAATAGGCCAAGGCGCTTACAGATCAGGATTGTTATCATAATGGCAGTTGCACCAGGGTATCTTCGACAAATTGGGTTGCCAACTACTACAGGCCAAAGAGGTTTGCCGTCTGTCCAAATTAATGATTATATTGGTCAGGCTGTGGGTAAGGGTTCTGATGTTATGACTGCTATCGGCGGTCAAATGACCCAGATACAAGCAGATAGTGATGTTTCTCAAGCAAAGGTAAACGCCACCTTAAAGCTAAATAAACTTGAGGTTGAAATGTCTACAATGGACGGTTTGCCAGCTGTTATTGATGAAACATTTCAAACAGAACAAACCAAAATTTTTCAAGAAGCTGGGTCACATATTACTGACAAAAGGGCACAAAAAATATTCTCCGACAATTTTGAGGTGTTGTCTGCTCAGTCTCAATTAAAGATTAAATCAGCTGGTGTTAAGCGTAAATTTGCAAAAGCTGAAGGCGACCTTGAGTTTTCTTTAGATATGTACTCTAGAAGCCTTGCTGTATTTAAGCCAGGAACAAAACCGACAAAAGTAGACGTTGATACCGCTATAAAAATGGGCATAGCTGATATTGAAAATGCCGTTAAAAATGGTGTAATTACAGCGGATAAAGGTGCTAAAAGAGCGTTAAAATTTGTTAGCCATTTGGCTGATAACGCTGTAGTCGGTTGGCTTAATGACCCTCTTGCTGGTACTACTAGATCTAAATTAATAGAAATGGAAACTGGTAAATTCGTAGATCAAGACATTCAAAAATATTGGGAATTAATTGGTTCCGACGAGCGAAAAAAAGCTGGCCTGATATCTTCAGCTATTACAAACATTTCTCGCAGTTTGACGTTTAAGAGTAGAAAAGAAAAAAACGACATAGCAACTGCAAAGACTGCAGCTATGAAGTTGCAGTTGGAATTCTACCAATTAAATACATCACAAGAGCGAAAGACTACTATCCTAAGTAAGTTAGCAAAAAACCCCCAAACAAACCCATCGGCTTATAATACTATGGTGCAAGATTTAAGTGGTCGAACTTCCAGGTTTGACGACACTGAAGCTGGAAATAAGTTACTAATTAAAATTATGAGAACCCCGCAATTAGTTACTACTACAGACATTATTAATTCTAAGTTGTCAAACATTGACGAACTACTTAAATTATATGAAACAAAAAGTGAAGGCCGAACTGCTAAAGCAAAAAAAATAATTCTTGCAGAACCAGGGTTTATAGCTACTAACCGGCGAGATAAACGCAGTGATGTTCTAGGGGTGGCTCAAGCTGAAATTTGGACAACAATACTTGCAGAGCAAATTGAAGCAACCGATAAAGGAAAATCATACGACCCTGTTAAAAGAACTCAAGAATTAATTTTAGAGTTCAAAAAAGGTGCGGCAGATAATACTATCGAGGAGCGAAAAGAGGCTATTGAACTCCTTACTATGTTAGGCATTACTAAAAAAGAAGAAGTTGAATCTGTTATTTCGGTCTTAATAAAAGATGGATATACTACGGCAGAAATCCAAAAGATTAGGAATGCAGCAAGGATAGCGTTTTAATGGCAACCCTCGATGAAATATACAGTGAGCGTTTAAATCTTTTAGATAACCCGCCGGCATCGGAGCCAATTGGTCAGCCAACAATGCCAGAAGCTGGTGTTCAATCCGGTGTATCCTATACGTTGGACAATGCAACCAACCAGATAGTTCCAGTTCAGGAAGGCAATGCAGATTCTGAAGGGGCTGCAGGAGTCGTTGGAGATGTTTTATCTGGCATTGGCAAAGGCGTTGTGCAGGGCGCACAGGAAGCTGGGACACAGATTGGAGACACTTTAACTAGCGGTTACTGGTCTTCAACTATTGCCCCAATGTTAAGAGAAAATGTGCCTGGTCTTGATGCTGCTAATCAATTTGCTCAAGAAAATTTACAACCAGAAGGTCAGGTTCAAGAGGTCACAGCAAGTGTTGCGTCACCCCTATCCCAGATACTTGTCCCCGGTGCGTTAGCTACTCGCGCAATACGTGCCGCTGGTGTGGGGTCAAGAATTCTTGCCGAAACATTTGGCTATAGCGTGGCTGAAGTTGCGGCTGTATCACCAGAGACAACTACATTAATGGAAATGGGTTTAGAGGCTATTGATAACGACCCTCAAGTTCAATCTTTAATTGAAAAAGCGTTTGCTGTTCAAATGGATGAAAATGACTTTATGATGAGGCTAAAGAACTTGCCTCGTAAAGTTATTGAAGGCGGCGTCACAGGCGTAATTGCTGAACGAGCCTTTGAAGGCATTGGGATGTTCTATCGTGCCATGAAGAATAGTCCAACGCTAAAAGCCGCCGCGGCACGTTATGCAGAAGGCAAGTCTCCGGTGCCGGTTGGTATGAGTATTGAGGATGTTTCAACCAGTGGGAAAGGCGTGTTCCACGGCACTGACGTTGAAGAGTTTGTCGAGTTTAATACACCAGCATATTTTACGAATAACGAAGAGTTCGCAAAGGGATTTGGGGCAAATGTCAAAAGGGCTGATATTAATATCCAACGTCCCTATGAAATCGATGGCGTAACAGAGGGGCGCCACTTTGAGTGGGATGCTGAAGATGTCACCCGTATGAAATCTGAAGGGTATGACGGTGTGATCGTGCGCCACCCTGATGGTGATGTTTACACGGTATTCGATCCGTCCCAGGTAACACTGCCAGCTAGAAACTTTGAAGAAGTAGTCACCGGCGCATCAACAATAATAGATGACATTGACCCGTTTGAAGCCGCTGCGAATCTTAGAGATTTAACTGTGGCCGATATTAACCCTGGCCAAAGCAAAAAGATAAAGGACCGCATTAAATTATTAAGGGACACGATCCCCGGATTCCGTAACGTAGTAAAGTATCTTACGCCGCAAGAAGCTAAGAAGATGAAAGCCAACAGCGCATCGGCAATTAGTAAAATCTTTGCAGAGATGCCAGAGGCCAGTGAGATGGCGTCAGTGGCATTCGCTGGTCGGGCCAAGCGCGGCTGGTATCAGCGTTCTGCTAGAGCATTAGTAGAAGTATTCGGTGCAGATGATGCCCCTAGATTTGCGGGGCTGTTGGCGGCAATGTCTCCACAGACTTCTGTTGAAAGCAACACGATAAACGCACTGCACACTTGGATTAATTGGACGAAAGCTGGTCGCCCTACTGAAAGACAGGCAATTCTGGAAATTATGGGGGGGTCAGTTCAGGGTAGTAAAGGAATTGATAGCGTGTTGCCGGCGTGGCAGAATAACGCCGTGCTGTCGTTATCTTCTGGCAACCCCAGAGAGATTGTGTTGTCTGGTGCGAAGGTTAATTCTTTTATGTTGAACCTTTTAAATGTAGTGCATGAAGTTACAAACGATGCTTGGATGGCTAACTACACGGGTGTCCCCGGTATTGCCGACAAACTGTCATCGGCGTCAAAGAATGTAGCTGGAACTGATCCCGGCAAAGGGTCAACGTATCTGGCACTGTCGGCAGTAGCGAGAAAGGCTGCAAGTGTCCTTACTAAAAGAACAGGCGAATCATGGACGCCGCGGGAAGTGCAAGAAACTGTCTGGTCTTGGGCTAAAACCTTAGTTGAAAAAGGTGAAGCGGCAGGGGAAGATAGGCGTCTTAGGGCTATCTTGGCGGCTGGTGACATGACGCATTTTGACATTGCGGATACCCCTGACTTTGAGTTATTATTTGTAGAGGGTATTTACAAAAAGATTTTGAGTGAAGGAGGTTTTGATGCCCAAATTAAAACAGTCGAACGAAGTGTCGCTCGTCGTGGGGGAGTTGATGGATCAGATAGAATTAGAGGGTCTAGCTTCAAGTCAGAAGGATCAGGGCTTTCTGAAAGTTCTTTCCAGCGCGACCTTAACAGAGCCGCAGACAGACTTGAGCGCAGACGGAGCAGAGGCGAGTAATGGCAACTGACCCACTGGCTTTTGAGACACCTGACCAGATTGCCTCGGCCCCAGTGCCGGGGCTTTTTGATGGGCAAATAGGTGTTGCAGATCCACCATCAAACGCTATGGCTGATGCTGCTATGGTTGAACCCATGGTCGAGCCTATGTCGGCACCCGTGACTTCGCCTATTATGCCTCAGACAGAAGAGATTGATCAGCCCGAAACACAAATTGCCGGTGCTGGTGCAGTAATTCTTGAAGCCATCATGGGACCAGCCGGTAAGAAGATGGGAACTCAAACTAAAATTCCCAGCATCGGCGATGTTATCCCTGAAGGTTCTCTTGCTGGCGTAATTGATAATCATGTAATTATTAGAGAGGCCACACCAGAAGAGGTAATGGAGTTTTCTTCTTTAACGGGTAAGACAGAAGGTGTGCCATCACCTACAGCGACACAAAGGGCTGAAGGTATGCCTGTCGCAGAATTTAATTTGGAGAACATTCGCGGTCCTGATGATTTAAAAGCTACTGTTGATAGCGTTGCACAGATGTGGACTGACGCTGGTCAAGTTGCTGGCCGCGGAAAAATGTCTTTTGAACAGATTAAAGAACTTGCTGACGACCTAGGGCTTGGCAAAACCGTTGAACGCTTGTTGCGCCGTGTTCCTTCAGAAGCAATGAACGCTGAAACAATCACAGCATCCTTACAAGCTGTAGCAACATCCGGCATGGAATTAAATAGGCTGGCAAAGATTGCTTCTAATAGCAATGACGCTAGAGAACTATTAAAATTTAGGCAACACTTAGCATTTCACAGTGCCATACAAATACAAATGAAAGGCGCCCAAGCAGAAGCTGGCCGTGCTTTAGCAGCGTTTAGAATTCCACGGGGCGTAGGTTCTGATGTCGATGCCCAGGCTATGTCAGATTTAATGCAAGAATTTGGTGGGGATAAGTCTGTACGAGAGATGGCAAAGTCTTATCTTGATTTGCCAAGTATGGCCCAGCGGAATAAATTTTCATATGGTGCTTGGGATAAGGTTAAAGGCACATGGATGGAAATATGGATTAATGGCCTATTGTCTGCTCCCGGCACACATATTGTCAACATGACAGGCAACACAATATTTCAGCTAGTGCAAATTCCAGAAAGATTTGGAGCGGGTCTTCTCGGTGCGGCTAGACAAGCTCTTGGATCAAAAGCTGACCGTGTCTATCTTCAAGAAACCAATGCAGAAATTTTTGGTCTTGTCCAAGGCATTGGTGACGGGTTTAAAATGGCGTGGCATTCATTTAAAACTGAAGCTCCTGTGCGTGATGTAGTTAGCAAGGTTGAGGCTGCACAGCGTCGAATGATTACTGGTGAAAACCTTACTCCTGACGCATTAGTGGGAACGCCAGGGGGAGATTTTTTAAGTCGCGGCATTGATTATATAGGGGCTGGAGCGCGGTTGCCTGGCCGTGCGTTATTAGCAGAGGATGAGTTTTTTAAAGCTGTAGCGTATCGCCGCGAGTTAAACTCATTAGCCATTCGTAAGGCTAGTAACATGAGAAGGAGTGGCGCGTCTATTGATGAAATTGACGCGGCAATGTCCGACATTTTTGCTGGGGTGGACGTTAACATCTCAACATCAGCGGAAGACTTTGCACAGTATTCAACTTTTACAAATCCGGTTGAGGGAGATATAGGCCAATTAGGGTCATTTGTACAAAGCACAGTCTTTGGTCGCATGATGGTTCCGTTCTTTAAAACCCCAGTAAACATTTTTAAAGCGGGGTTAGAAAGATCGCCTTACGGAATTGTCAATGCAATTAGACATGCAAAAGACCCTATTAAAAGAGACATCCTTATAGCTAGAGCGTCTATGGGTTCAATAGCTATGGGGTATGCTGGGACACAGTATGTAGAAGGTAAAATCACTGGCAGTGGGCCAAGAAATTATGCATTGCGTAACCAGATGGAAAGTATTGGCTGGAAGCGTTGGTCTTTAGTTTCGCCTAAAGAAGGCATTGAGAATCCAAGGTGGCTTCAAGTTGGGCATCAATTAATCCTTCACCCTGAAGATGTTGACTACATTAGTTATCAGCGGATGGAGCCTGTGTCGATGGTGTTGGCTATAGCGGCTGACGTTACAGAAGCCTATCGCTGGCCGATTGCTACACAAGTAGAAGGCGAAGACATCGCTATGTCTGCAATGGACACGGTGTTTAACTACATGAAGGAACAAACCTTCCTTAGAGGAATTGCAAACATTGCTAACCTTATATCTAAAACGGCTAGTCCACAAATGGAGCAAGCGGCGTCTAGGCTTATCCAGGATCTTGTTGGTTCACAAGTGCCGTACTCTTCGTTGCTGGCTAACATTGAGCGAGTTCGTGACCCTAGCTTAAACAACATTATACCTGACCGCGGTGAGCCTATAGGGTTGCGCGACCTTTACGCTGGTTTAGCCAGGATGGAAGAGCGGCTACCATTTGGTGATCAAGAGGGCCCGGCACTTCGTGACAGGTTTGCCAACCCTCGTATATCTAAAGGGGCTACCGTTAGAGAGACATTACTGCCGCCGTTTATTGCAGACATCTTAGGTGACGATTTGAAAAAGATTGAAGCCGACCCTGTGATGGTAGAAATTGTAACAGCCGGGGTGCCGCTAAGACCAGCATCTCGTAAAGTTGAGGGTATACCATTAACTGCAACTGAGTACGATACATTGGTGAAATTGTCTGCTAACTTGCCGGGTAGGGATGCTAAGGGCAAACCTTTCCCATCTTTCTATGATGAATTAAAGGTAACTGTTGAAAGTAAGACGTTTAGGGAAGGCACAATTTTAGATAAACAAATATTATTAAGAGGCGTAGATTCTGATTATAAAGCAGATGCATTAGACCTAATACTTGAAGACGATGCATACGCTGAACAGTTTGCAGACTTACGGGAAAAGGTAGCGCAACAAAGAGAAATTATAGAAAATGTCGGAAGGCAAATACAATGACGGTATCAGGCACAACAACTTCACTGGCTTTCACGGGCAACGGAAGCACCACGACTTTTGCTGTTAGCTTTCCTTTTCTAGGTACAGGGTCAACGGCTGAACTTACAGTTGTCGAAAGAACAATTGCTACAGGCGTCGAAGTAACAAAAAGTTACACCACCCATTACACTGTTACCGGCGGCAATGGTTCAACAGGCGCTGTTGTTGCGGGGACCGCTCCGGCTAATACTGTCCAATGGCACATCAGAAGGAATACTGCCACCACACAAACTTCCGATTATGTTGCCAACGATCCGTTTTCAGCTGACACCATTGAAACAAATTTAGATCGCCTGGCTATGGCCGGTCAGGAACGTGACAAAGACATTAGCCAATCTTTTAAGTTCCCTGACACTTATACAGGTAGTGCTTCAACTACTTTTCCAGAGCCAGTTGCAGGGGCTTTCGTTACTTTTAATTCGGCGGGAGATGCGTTAACGACAAGTGCTGATTCTGCGGCTCAATGGTTAGGTGGAAACGGCACGGCGAGCCTTCCGTACTATAGTTTTCTTAGCGATGGGAATTCGGGTTTCTACAGGATCGGCGCAGACAATGTTGGCCT